GCCGGGATAGGTCTGCTTGAACACCACGACCGCCTGCGCCGCCCGGGCAGCCAGCAGCCGCAGTTGCCCGGCGTCGGTATCGTCGGAGTCGAAGGTCAGCGTGTAATTGCCGTTGTCCTGCAATCCCTGGCGCTTTTCCTTGGCGGTGCTGTCCAGGTTGGTGACGTCGATCACCGTCGCGGTACCGCCGTCCGGCGTGAAGTCCTGGACGTTGCCGACCTTCGAGAAGGTCTGCGGCGTGGCGGTGCCCGTCGTACCCGCGGTGGCGAAGCCCGACGAGTCGATGGCGACCGTGAAGCTCGAACCACTGGCGACGCTGACGATGCCGAGCAGGCCGTTGATTTCCGGCATGCCGGTCACGGTGCCGAAGAGGACCACGTCGCCGGCCGCCAGGGTATTGACGGCGGTAACGACGGCGGCGGCCGCCTTGCTGATGGCCGTGATGCTGATATTCGATCCCGGCGTGCCGGAGATGTAAAACTTCGACAGTTGTGCGACCTGCGCGGTGGACGGCATGGGCGTTGCTCCAAAGAGAAACCGCCCGCAGGCGGCTGGTGCGGTTCAGGGGGTCAGTGATGCCAGAACGAGAACTCGTAGAGGAATCCGTGCAAGCCGGTCTCCGTGTCGTAGCGGCCCCGCCGGCTGCGCTGCACGCCGGTGAGGGTGCCGGCTTCGAAGGCAGCCTGCAGGGCGCCGGCCAGGGCATTTCCGGCGGTGAACGCGCCCTCGTAGGTTTCTGCCCAGACGTCGATCTGGAAGATGTCCTGCTGGATCGGTATCCCGTCGGAGAGGGTGTTGTGCGCCGGGCTCACCACGTTCGTATACACGCCGTAGGGCCGGGCGCCATTCTGCGGGGCACCGTTCGGGTGGAGGCCACCCGCCAGGAGGGGCGCGGCCAGCGCCACCAGGGTCTGTTCGACGCTCATTCGGTGGCCCAGGAGGTCGAGAGGCTGTGTTCGATGCGGCCCGGGAGGGTCTTCTCGTCCCGGTAGAGGACGGGCCGAACGAAGGCATGGGCAGGCGACCCTGCGGTCCCGAACTCGACGAAGGGCGCGTAGAAGACGGTGTCGTTGCCGACCACGATCTGGAGGCGCACGCCATCGGGCGTGGCGACCACCTCGTGCCGGACGCTGGCGGCCAGGGCGCCGGTGCGTCTCGGTGCGGCGGCACGGATTGCTTCGACCATCTGGCGGCCCAAAGCGTCGAGATCGGCGACGAGTTGCGCGCGCTGGCGGGCGATGCTGGAGGCGATGCCCGTCCGCAGTTGGGGGATGCCCGAGATTTCAGCCATCGTTCAGCCCTTCGGAGGCGATGAGCGTCAGCAGCGTGTTGCGCTCTCCTTCGTTCTCGACGGAATGGATATTGAAGATCCGACCGTTGTAGACCACGCGCATCGCGGCCACGGTCCTGGGGCTGGCAAAGATCGGTTGCCAGCGAATCGTGATCGTCGTCGGCTGGTCGAGGCGCACGGCCTGTGCCGCCAGCAACTCCCGCCCGACCGAGGGCTCGACGGACGCCCAGACGCTGGCCACGTCGGTCCAGGTGCTGACCTGCTGGCCGTAGCTATCGACAAACGTGCTCTGCTGCTGCAGCGTGATCCGCTTGCGGAGTGTCCCGGCGGCGAGGCTCATCCGATCGTCACTACCCGGTACGGGTCGAGCAGACCGTCGATGAACGGCAGTGGCGCGATCGAGCCGCGTGTCAGCAGCGCGACTTCCTCACGGTGGGCGTAGAGGCTGCCCACGCGCAGCTTGATCCAGCTCTTGATGCCCTCGGGGACCGCGGCGGCCGCGCCATAGCCCGCATCGAACACGACCTCGACGGCGCCGATCTGCGGCAAGGCGACCGGCCAGATGCCGCCGAACACCGGGGTGATGCGCGCCGGCTCGCAGGCGACATCGACCGTGTAGTCGGACATCGGCATCGTCTGGGTGGCGCCGGCCATGTCGAGATATTGAACGGCAAACACCGACTGCACCGGGCATTTCGGGAGCAGGATCACCTGTCCCGGCAGCGAGAACACCGATCCTGCCGGCGCTTCCATCCGGCTCGGCCCCGGAAAGCCGTCGAGCACCAGCTTCCAGCGCGCGGTGACGAGCTGGCGGCCGGTGATCGTTTCCGCCGCCTGGCGTGCCGCCGCGATCAGCGACGTGATCAGCGCATCGTCGTCCGCGAAATCCACCCGCAGATGGAGCTTGGCCTCGGCGAGCGACACCGGCTCGGCCGCGGGTGGCGTGACGAGTTGCAGCGGCATCGGTCAGCCGTTGATCTGCGCGACCGCCGCCTGATTCAACGCATCCGCCGGCGCGTAGCGCGGATGGATGCCGAGCAGCGTCGCGGAAACGATGCTCGCCGCCGTCCCCACGGTCAGGGACAGGCGCACATAGGCGAAGTTGTTGGCGTTGTCGAGGTCATCGGGCTTGAAGTTGATCAGCGCCTGTTTGTTGTCGCCGGTGGCCTTGACGATCTGCGTGATGGCTTTGCCGGTGACGTCCTTCGCACCGGTGCCGATCGCGTCCTGCGCCTGCTGGACCTTGCCGTCGAGGGTGGCCGAGGCGCCCATCACGCCCGTCTGGATGACGGCGAGGAAGGCATGGAAGTTGGCCACCGGCACCCAGCCGGTGGTCACCGTCGCGGCGGCCTGGCTGATCGGATCGAAGGTGGCGAGAATCGACAGCAGTTCGCTGCCCTTGGCATTGGGAAACATGGAAACGCTCCTATGAAGGAAGATGAGACGGGGCACGAAGACCCCGTGCGGGATCAGCGCGCGCCGAGCTGGATGTAGGGCGAGAGCGTGGCGTTGCCCTTGGCCGGGGCGATCGGGCTGACGATCTTCGATTGCCCGTCCATCCGGAACGTGGTGCGAAACGCCGTCAGGTCCGCATCGAAGTAGAGATGCATCGAGGTCGCGGTCTGCATGCCGCCGGCCCTGGTGATCGTCTGGTAGTAGGACAGATCGACCAGCAGCACGTCGCCCTGGGACGAGAAGGTGTTGGCGTGCTGCGAGACGAAGACCGGGCGACCGAGCAGCGTTCCGTAGGGCGAGATCTGGATGCCGCCGACCGACTGACCGGTCGGCAGGTAGATCGGGAAGTTGCCGAGGCTCAAGGTGAACAGTGCCGGCAGGACGTCGTTGTTCACGATCCACACCGCGTTGGTGAAGGAACCGGGCGGCAGGCGCGCGATCATCTTGGCGAGGTTCTGCGGCAGTAGCGTCTGCATCGCCTGGCCCGACTCCTTGACCACGGTGATGACCGCGCTGCCGGTCAGGCAGCCGACCGGGATGCCGTTGCCGGCGCCGAAGAGGATGGATTCGTTGGTCTTCCAGCGGATCGACAGTGCCACCTTCTCCGGCAGGTACGAGGTCAGCGCATTCGCGTCGTCGAGCAGTTCGTCGGTCGTCGGCACCAGGGCCATCAGTTTCTTGAGGCGCAGCGTCGCGAGACCGAGCACCGGCTTGGTGGGGAGGGCCGTGGCCGCCTCGCCCTGCCAGTAGGCGCGAATGCCGTTGGTGCCCCAGGGCGTGGTCTCGTCCTTCGGGAAGGCCATGCTGTTGCCGCTGATCTCGACGTTGTCGGTGAGCGGCAGAAGGGAATCCTCGCCCAGGGAGAGCTTGAAGATCTCTTGGGAGAACTGTGGCGGCACCAGGAAACCGCCGTCCTGGCCGGCGGCTTCGTTGCTGAAGTTGCTCGGAGCCGCAGCGCCGATGCCGCCGATCAGCAGGCGGGCGTCGATCGACTGCCCGGGCTTGTCGGCCTGGTACACCGCCTGCATGAACTCGCCGAGCGAGCCGAAGCCGCGCCGGGGATCGGCTTCGCGGTTGTCGGCGACGACCGGGCCGATGGCGCTCTGGATGCCGATGCGGGCTTCGTCGGCGATCAGGGCGGCTTCACGGTCGATCGCGGCCGAGGCGGCATCGATTCGCACGCGCAGGGCGTCGAAGGCGGCCACTTCCTCGTCGGAGAGGTCGCGGTTCTCGGAGGCGGCGCGGTCGGTCAGCGCGCGGGCTTCCTTGACCAGGGTGGTCTTGCGAGCCTGAAGCTCGCGCAGGTGCTTACTCATGTGGTTCTCCAAAAGCAAGAACCCGCGCGAGGCGGGTTCTTGCTTTTGGAGAACCACA